AGCCTTGTATCACTCTATTTAAAGTTTTATAAGTAAAAGCGGGAATATAATAATTTTCAAACTCTCTCATTTGTTCTTCTTCACTTAATTGCTCCCATTTTTTTTGCATGTTTTCATTATATTTTTTAGCAGTTTCGGCTAAAGCTTCTTTTTTAACAAACAATTTTACAGGAACATATTCACTATTTTTATGATCCCATTCTACCCATTTGTTATTTATCCATTTCTTATCAGTGCTTTCATATCTATCAAATCTACAAAACCTATCCTCTAATGTGTATATTAATCTTTCACTTTCAGAAAATTCCATAAACTTTTTTGATATTTCCTTAACAAAAGGCACTTTTTTATGGTAATCATTAAATAATTTTGTAGCTTCTTCTCTTTCAAGACCAAGTTCACCCATTAATTTGTTTTTACCCATACCATAAAACAAACCTAAATTAATTGTTTTTGCTTGTTTTCTTGAAATTTTAGCCATGTCAGCTACTATTTGATGGAAGTCAGCAGACTCATCATCAAATTGTTTTTTTAAATTTTCAGTTTCTTTACACTCATGTGTAATTGCATAATGAACTACAATTCTAGGTTCTTGTTGTGAATAATCAAAACTACCCCAAAGGTGCTCAGGTTCTGGTAAAAAAACTTCTCTCATTTTTTTACCTATGTCTCCTTTTGCAGGAATCTGTTGTAGATTTGGGTTACTCATAGAAAATCTTCCAGTAACTGTTCCTCCACCCTCTGATCTTATTTGATTTACATCTGCATGAATTCTACCTTTGTAAACAAAACTTAAAAGTCCATCAACAAAAGTGTTAGCCGCTTTATCATATTCTCTTGCTTCTGCAACTTTTCGTAATAAAATATTACTATGAGTTTGTAGATAATTCTTTGGAAGACTAGGCATTTTTGATTTTGGAGTTTGTTTATAATTAGTTATTTTTTGATGATTTAACAATTCTTTTATAGAAGAGGCAGCCCAAATTTTAATATCTAAATTTGTTTCTTTCTTTATTTCTTCTAATAATTTATCTCTTTGTGTTTTTAACTTTTCTCCAAGAGCTTTTAATTTAAAGACATCAATTCTAACGCCTTTAAATTTCATGTCAACTAAACATAAAAATAATTTAGTTTCTAATTCAAATATTTTTCGACAAGTTTTTTGCTCTTTGTTTTTATTAATGTATAATACTTCGTCTAATTTTTTATTAAAAAGCTCCCATAACTTGTAAGTTAAATTAACGTCTTGTTTTGCATATTCTTTTACCAAAGATGCAGGTAATTTGTGCATATTTGACATAGGGTCTTTTACCATTCCACCAGACCACTCAATTGTTTTTTGCTGTAAATCATATTTGTATTTAACTTCATCTAAATAATCTTTTGATAAAGAGTCTAACGAGTATCTAAATCTATTCTCATCAATAACAGATGCAGCTATCATAGTATCTACTATTCTACCTTTCATCATTTTACCTGTCACAGATCTAATCCAACACACATCATACATTGCATTATGAAATACTTTTGTAATGTCTTTGTTCTGAAATATTTTTTTATTAAGAACTTCCCATATTTTATCTATTCTTTGAGGATCTATATCAGTGTCAGAATGTTGAAGAGGAAAGTAAGATGTATCTTTGCCTGTTGCAATAGCAACACCACAAATAAAACCATCATTTCTTATAGCACCTAAACCTTTTGTTTTAAGATTAGGATCATAGGTTTCTATGTCTATCGCAACGGTATCTATACCTGTTAAATCTAAATCCTCTGGTGTATTACACATTGTAATCTCTCTCCAATATCATTTCTAAATAGTGTATTGCTTTCTTAATGTCCTCTTCCTTTCCTTTTGACTGGTGTCGACATATATATTTTATAGCATTCCCCTCTGCAAAAAGCAATTTGTTTTCATTTATAAACTCTGCCGGCTGAATTTTCATGTTTCGATAATGTTTACCGCCGACCTGGTCTTCTAAAGAATTATACGTTGTTGATTTAAACAATTCTTTATTTGTCATCTTCTTCCTCCTTTTCATATTCTGGAAAATTGTCTTTCCAAACTTCTTTCTCTATTCTCTGTATGAATAGAAAAAATTCTTCTTCTGTCATGCTGTATACCTCCTAAACTTGTAAATCTGTCGTTCCTATCAAACATTTCTGCACCTATAGTCCAACAATCTGTAATACCTCTACTATAACCTACGTATCCTAATCTTTCAGATTCAAAAATATCATTTTCTCTTTGGTAAACTGATAAATTAACTACGACATTATCGTAAGTTAAACCTTTAATTTTATGTATATTATCATGTTCTACCCTAGGTTTTTCTTCAATTCCAAAATGTTTTAAAACTTTTTTTATATAATTTACTTCTTGTCTAATTTTTTTAGTGTCATCAGATTTTTTAACAGCTAAATGAAAAGGTTTATATTGTAATGCCTCCTCGGTAACAAGGCCCATAGTATGTAATTGTTTTATATTATAATTACCATCTATAACTTTTTGAAATGCTTCTTTTACATTTCCTTTTCCACGAACTTTAAATGTTATACCTGGAAGAAAAGGCCAATATTCTTTTATTTGTTTTAAAGGAACCTCATTATTATACCATTTATCATAAGTATCAAAACATCTTAAAATTTTTCTAGATATAAAATTATGTTCATTTGATACTATCTTATAATCTATTCCATGTTTTTGTAAAAATTCACTTGTATGGTTGTTTGTTGGATTACCTCTATACGTAAATAAAAAAGTTTCTTTTGTTGTAAGTATTTTTTTAATAAGTGTTGCCATAGCACTACATGGTTCATTTAATCTAGGTACCCAATAATGATTGCCAATTACATTTTCTTTAGGCAACCAAATTTTTTCAGATAAACTTAATTTTTTTCTTTGAGGATTTATAATATTTTTACATATTCTATTTATAGTATCACCGCATCTATGTCCTTGTTCTAACGGTTTTTCATCTTCGTTAAATTTATAAGAATGATTTTTTTCTAAAAAAGTAAAAAAATTATTATGAGCTCCTGAATAACCATAAATAGATTGATCCTTATCACCTACAAAGAAAAATTTATCTTGATCAACATTAGTAGCTGCTTTTAACAAAGCCTCTACTTGAGGTACGTTACAATCTTGAGCTTCGTCTACAATTAAAACATCTATATCTGTTGGTTCTTTTGAGTTAAAAATAAAATCATCTATCATATCTTCATATGATTTTAAGCCATTTTTTTCTTTAAAATCTTTTAATTTATCTTTTAATCGATTTAAAACATTTAATTGTTTATATCCTTTATCAACATACCACTGATGGTCCGTGATCCAATGTTCTTGAGGCTTTATTCTTTTACCATGAATACGAGAAATAAAAACATGCAACGGGTGTTTATCCCAAGAAGGTCTTTTATTTGGGTCAAATCTCCAAAAATTCATTTCATAATTTTCTTTACAAAAATTTCTGTGATCTTTTGAACCAAAGACTTTACGTTTTTTACCTTCGCCATGAAAATATGAATGAATAGTACAAATTTGTTCTTCTAAAGCATCATTAGGAATTTTTTTCATCTCGGGTATTTCTTTTACAGCTTTTAAAATTTCTTTTGCAGCATTTACAGTATGAGATAAAACTACAATTCTATTCCAATCAATACCTTCACTTATAAATTTTTTATATTTTCTTTTTATAAATCCTCTAGTTTTACCTGTACCAGGAGGACCAGAAACCCACCATGGAAGTTTTTTATCACTCATTATCTTCTCCTGTTTCATCAATATCTATTGCTTCACCTTCCCAAATTATTTTTTTATCTTCAACTTTATCTCCTTGTATTACCCAAGATACACAAGACTTATTCTCCCATTTACCTCTATTTTTTTTAGCTTTTAATATATTTATACATTTCATAACTAGATCTACTCTATCCATGTTTACTTTTTGTTTTACTAATTCTCTTTCAAATCCATCTAATTTAAATTCTATTCTGTTATTTCTTGAATCAAAATAAGGTTGACCATATATGGCCAATTGAGTTTTATCTGTAAAGACTCCCCTTGTTGAAAGATAGTCAGAAAACATTCTTTTAAATTTAAACTCTTCATTTGCTTCTTCAACAAAATCTTTAGAATATTCTCTAGCACTAAATTTAGCTGCCATCATATCTTCATACTCTTTTGATTTTTGTCTTGGTATCCAAGCCTTAGCTTGATTCATTGCTTTATCATAAAAAAGTTTTTGATTCATTAGATCTTCACCGTGAACAGTTATAATTCTTTTTTCAATTTTATCTTGTTCGGGAACATTTAAATGAATGTAGTATCTGTTTGCACCAAACTCTACTATCTTTTCAATCATATCATTTGATATTTGTGTTGTTATAGATTGAAACAAACCTATCCAATTAAATAATTTTTGTATGTTAGAATGAGAATAACCAGTTATTTCTGAAATTTTATTTATTCCAAATTTTCTATCAGTCTTCCTTGAAGATGTGCCTTTGTTTTTTCTTTTTTCTCTTTCATTATCGTTAGCTGCTTCACAAATTCTATAAATATAATCATCTATTTCTGTATCACTCCAATCACTATGTTTGCATAATATGCCTGCTATTGCAGTACAATATTCATCTCTACCACCTTCACCTGGATATATAACAACTAAAGCTG